AGCGCCAATTCGGGTTGCCGAATCGTCCGAGAGTGGGGAGTGAACGTATGCCGCACAATGCGGTGGCGAAGGGGCCGATATTGCCCTGCGAAGAGCCAATCGAGTTTGAATACAGAGGGGGTATGTTTTACCTTAGCGATCCGGCGTTGGGTTTCAGCCGAGCCATGCGCCCAAGCGTGTTCTTCGCGACCATTGCGGCAGCCGTCGAATGCTCGCGAGATCATCGGCCATGGGACAGGCCGTCCGCAGAGATCATTGACTTCGCGGCTCACGCGGCAGCCTCCGGCAAGCCATCGAAATAGTCGTTCGGTAAAACCGCGCCCTTCGTCTCTCGTGCGATCGCAGCCTTCAGGTCATCCGTCGGCCTCGTGTGGCCGTTTCGTATCCGGTAGATCGTGCTCCGGTCGCAGCCGACTTTCGCGGCAAACTCCGCATCGGTTAGTTTCGCTAATTCAAGGTAGGCACTGAGCCGCATGGACCCCTTTGTGCATCACACACACATCAAAAGCAATAGGCAATTTGCATGGGGACGGCTGTTTCCTACACCCGACTCACGCGATACCTTGTGCATGGGACGCCATTTCCTCCGCGCCTGGCGCAAGAAGTCAGGCAAAACGCTCGAACAGGTCGCCGATCATCTGCACATGAGCCATTCGCAGCTCAGCCGGATCGAACGGCAGGAGCAGCCCTACAATCAGCAACTGCTTGAGGCGCTTGCTGAACTATATATGTGTGACGTGGTGGATCTGCTCATTCGCGATCCGTCCGACCCCGAAGGAATGTGGACGATCTGGGAGCACGCCAAGCCTGGTGTCCGCCAGCAGATTCGCGACGTAGCGGAGGCCCTAGCCCGCCGCACCGGATAGCCATTGTGTATCCCATGCGAAAATAATTGTTGACTTGTCTGTGCGCGTGATGCACAAACGCTCATCCGAACGAAAGGATGAGCAATGGCTACCTATTCTTCAGACACATACGTTCCCGGACGGACGCTTTCGCAAATCCACTGGGATAACGGCAGGCGCTACGAAGAAACCGCTGCCGGATGCGCAACGGAATCTGGCCGACAGTCGATCTTGGCGTTGGCGCAGCGCGAGTTCGCCAAATCCGCAGCCGCAGCACTTGTCGAGGCTTCCGCCTGAACTCCCCAGACGGCGGGCGACCACCCCTGCGCCCGCCGCGAGGATGAGATCAGATTGAGGAACGCATGGAAACGGTATTCAGCCGCCTACGCCGCCTTGAGGCAACCAAGAACCTCTCGCTCCATGAAATGATCGTGGACGCCTGCGATGCAGGTGATGCGTTGGTCGAGGCACTGGCAGCGTTCAAGTATCACGCCCGCCTTCCTGCAAACGTGAACCGCAGCAGCCGCGTGACGATGCCGAGCGCGGTTTATCATCAAATCGTCGCCGCGCTCGCCTCCGCCTACGTCAACGACAGCCACACGCCCGACAACGGTGCGAGGGCCGCATGATCGCGCAATTCTTCCGTCGCCCCCCCCCCTGGGCGGCTCCGCTGGCGGGCCGGGAAAAATAGTCTGCCAATCATCAGCCTTTGGAGAGGATGCAGTGGAACAACAGGATCATAGGCATCAGGGCGCCTGCCCTTCGGGCACCGCGCTGGTCGGTCCTACGGACCCGAGCCCTGCGGTCTCGGCCATTCGGCGACCATCGCATGGCGCGGCGCGGCTCCCACGCAGCACATGCGGAACATGCTTCGGCACCGGGCAAATCCTGTCGATGCGCAGCATGTTCATCGCCGATGGATACCGTCGCGAGCGCTGCTTCATTTGCAGCGGGACCGGCAAGTCAACCTACCGCGACAACCCTGAATACATTCGGTTCCAGCGCACGGCCCGCGCACGAGAGATTATCCTTCGCAGCGCCCCCAAGGGTTTGGATGAGCGGCAACTGGCTGCGTTCGTTCGCGAACAGGAGCAGTCGGCATGACCAAGCCCCATTCCCTACAACCTAGCGCGGATGCTCGCTTCGTCGCGCCGTGGACCCCTTCCCAGAAGATGTGGGGCGGTCTGGCGCGGTCGATCATGATGTGGATGAGCTTCGGCCCGCCACATACTCCCCGCACGCTCTTGCAGCATCTTGAGCGGACTGGCGCGGAAATCCCGCGGTGGCTCCTCGACGAGCCGGAAATGCAGTCGCTCGACCATTCGATGAGCAAGGGAACGCGCTGCGTCCTCATCTATCGGGCAATGATTTGGGACGGACGGGCCGAGTATCTGACACCTAGCGGCCACACGCCGGACTGCGAATTTCACTGCGAGCAATATCCGCACGAATGCACCTGCGGGGCGGCTTGGTTGCCCGCGCCAACTCGCGCAGCACTCGCCGCGTCAGCGATGAGCACCGGAACGGCGAAACCGCCGCAGTCGGTTGAGGGGCAAAGCCCTGCCAGCGCGGTCCCCGAAGGGGAGACGCCCAAATGAGACAGCTTTACTACACAGTCCTAGGCCCAATCCCCAACGGCTTTGTCATCATCGCAGCATATCCAACATATGATGAAGCCTACCGCCTTACCCTAACAAACCAATCATATTTCATGGGTGAGCCATTAACCCAGGAGGAAGCGGAACAGCGGGGCCTGATTACGCTCGCGGAGGTGAAAAGCGATCCGCTGAAAGATGCAGCATGAAGCCCCGGCTCCTGGACCTTTACTGCGGTGCCGGCGGCGCTGGCATGGGTTATCACCAGGCGGGCTTTTCCGTCGTGGGCGTCGATGCCCGACATCAGCCGCGGTATCCGTTCGAGTTCCATCGGGCAGACGCGCTGAGCCTATCCCCGGACTTCCTCGACACATTCGACGCGATCCACGCCTCGCCGCCCTGCCAAGCGCACACGGCCATGAAAACCATGCACAATGCCAAGGAGCATCCTGACCTGGTGGCGGACACTAGGGCAATGCTCGTCGCGTCCGGCAAGTATTGGGTGATCGAGAACGTGATTGGCGCACCGCTAATTGCCCCCATCATGCTCTGCGGAACGATGTTCGGGCTCGGCGTCGGCGATGCCGATCTACAGCGTCACAGACTGTTCGAGCTCAGCGACCCGCCGCTGTTCGTTCCGCAATGCCAGCACGGCCGCCGAGCAACCCTGGGCGTCTATGGCGGGCACGTTCGCAACCGCAAGCGCCGGACCATCGGCATCTATGGCGAAGGCGCGAGGGACAGCCGGCGCAAGCTCGACAAGGGCGTGGACGAGTTCACCGTCGAGGACGCCCGCGAGGCAATGGGCATTGATTGGATGACGCTGGCTGAACTCTGCCAAGCGATCCCGCCCGCCTACACGCAATGGATTGGAGAATATCTGATGCGCTCCATCGCGACTGAACTTCGACCGGGAGCGAGGGCAGCATGAAGCCGATCGATAATCTTCGCGCACGGGTATTCGCAGCGCTCAATGATGACTTGCTCGAAGGAAGAGGATTCGGGCGGACCGAAGCTCTGCGGCACCTTGTGGGCGAATCCCTTCGGGACCGTGGCTCTCGTGCTTCGCATGGAGCCCTTCGGTCTCCACCATCCGGCTTCGATCCACTTTCGCAAGTTTCCTCGCAGGAGAAGGAGGCTGGGGCCCAATAAGCTCCAGCCAGCAATCGCATGGCAACCAAAGTCCAGCTGCAGACAGTCGGGCAAATCATTGACGAGAAGGACCGCGAAAACGCGATCATCAACGTCATTGCCCGCGCCGCATCAGACCCAAACACGGACGTTGACAAGCTGGAGCGCCTTCTGGCGATGCAGGAGCGGGTTCTTGAGCGCGAGGCAGAGCGGACCTTCAACGTCGCAATGCGCGGGGCTCAGGACGCCATCAAGCCAGTCCTGAAGAACAGGAAGAACAAGGAGACGCATTCGAGCTATGCGGACCTGGAGCAGATCAGCAAGCTCATCGATCCAGTCATCCACGAGCAAGGCTTCTCGCTCTCATTCGGGACCGCCGACTGCCCGTATCCGAACCACTACCGCGTGACGTGCGCCGTGTCCCACACCGGAGGTTTTACCCGCAACTACCAGGCGGACGTGCCGATCGACAACAAGGGGCCAAAGGGCGCGCAGAACAAGACCGACACCCACGGCTTCGGCTCAGCCCTCAGCTACGGGCGCCGCTATCTCAAGCTCCTGATCTTCGACATTGCCACGACCGACGATGACGGCCGCGCAGCCGGAAACGGAGGGCCAATCAACGAGGAACAGGTGAAGGTGCTGAACGGGCTGGCGGACGCGGTGAACGCCGACAAGGCCAAGCTCTGCGAATACCTGAAGATCGCCTCGCTGCCCGAGCTCCCGGCGCTCAAATACAACGACACGATCCATCTGCTCGAACAGAAGAACCCGAAGGCTGCCCGCGACTATCTGACGGGAGGCCGCTGATGGAGATTTTCAACTGCGAGCAGGGTTCCGAGGAATGGTTTCGCGCTCGGCTCGGCATCCCCACTGCTTCCGAGTTTCACACCGTCATGGCGAAGGGCCGCGACGGCGGGGACAGCAAGACACGCCGCGCCTACATGCTCAAGCTGGCTGGCGAAGTGCTGACCGGGGAACTGATGGACAGCTTCTCGAACGGCCACACGGAGCGCGGCAAGGAATACGAGCCGGACGCCCGGAACCTCTACGCCTTCATGAAGGACTGCGAGCCGCAACTGGTCGGCTTCATCCGCAACGGCCCAAAGGGTTGCAGTCCGGACTCGCTGATCGATGAAAACGGCATGGTCGAGATCAAGACCAAGCTGCCACATATCCAGGTCGATTGCCTGCTCAGCAACAGGCTTCCGCCCGAGCACAGGGCGCAATGCCAGGGCGCCCTATGGGTCGCGGAGCGCGAGTGGATCGACTTCGTATCCTACTGGCCGAGGCTCCCGCTGTTCGTGATCCGCGAATACCGGGACGAGGAATACATCGCCAAGCTCGCTGCGGCGGTGGACGCCTTCAACGACGAACTGGCCGAGGCCGTGGAGCGCATCCGCTCCATGACTGACGGATCACATCTTCGCGAAGAACTCAGGCAATCACTGGAGGCAGCATAAATGGCATCGCTCAACAAGGTAACGCTGATCGGGAACCTCGGGGCAGACCCGGAAGCCCGCTCACTCAACAACGGAGGGGATGTCGTAAACCTTCGCCTCGCCACGACCGACACATGGAAGGACCGCGACGGTAACAAGCAGGAGCGGACTGAGTGGCATCAGGTCGTGATCTTCAACGAGAACCTGTGCAAGGTGGCCAAGTCCTACCTCCGCAAGGGCTCCAAATGCTACATCGAAGGCGCGCTGCAAACGCGCAAGTGGCAGGACCAGGGCGGTAACGACCGCTACTCAACCGAGGTCGTTCTTCAGAAGTATCACGGCGAGCTGATCCTGCTCGACGCCAAGGGCGGCAATTCAGCGCCAGCGCGCGAGCGCGAGACGGGAGATGTTCCCTTCTGATGCTCCCCGGCCGCATCAATTCCCGCGACTTGCGCGGCAAGCCGAAGATCCGTTCGGACGCGCATCGGAAATGGATTCGCTCTCATTTCTGCTGCGTTCCAGGCTGCCAGCAAATGCCGATTGACTGCGCGCATGTCTCAATCCCCGGCAATCGGGGTGTCGGGATCAAGGCGTCGGACGCCTACACCATCTCGCTCTGCCATCCGCATCACATGGAGCAGCACCAGGGCTCGGAAACATTCGAGCGCAAATACAAGATCAGCATGGTCGCACTGGCGCGGGAGTTCTTCGAACGATCCCCGCACCGGCACAAGCTGGACAACCCCTATGCCTGACAAGGAGCCTATCCTTTACCGTCCCGTGTTCGGCGGGATGCGCCCGACAACGCCCGCGGCGCAGGAGCAGTTCGCGGGGCTGGACCCTAAGCGGTCATACCGCGTGGACATCAAGGGGATCAGGGGAAACACTCGTCGCCTGGCGCTCTACTGGATATGCCTCAAGCTCGGCTGCGAGCAGCTTTCCGATGCGGTGGACGGCAAGATGTCGCCGCGCATCCTTCATCGCTACCTCAAGCGCCGCTGCGGGCTTTCCTCGCCGATCATCAGCAAGAAAACAGGCGAGATCATCGATTGGGATGATGAGTCCATAGCGTTCGAGAACATGCCCGAGAACGAGCGGGCGGCATACATCGATGACGCGCTTGCCAAGCTGTCCGAATGGATCGGCTGCGATGTCACCACCCTGCGCTCTGAGGCGCAAGCTCAATTCGGAGAGGCAGCATGAGCATGAGTTTCTTCACCCGCGCCAGCAACGGCGATCTCGTCGT